GGCCGGCGGCGCAGACACACACGATCCACACCGCCGGCGTGTCGTTCGCCGGTCACCGTGCGCTGCACAACCGGGCCGACCAGCTCGTCCAGCACCGCTGACACCGCCGACACGTACCCCTCCAGGCGGGGGACGTGCGCAGTGTTCGACGGGCTCAACCGCACCGCGGTCAAAGCGTCAGCCAAGCTCAGGATGTCGGTCGGTTGCGCAGCCACAGGTCAGCCCCGCCGCCGCCCCGACCGGGCACGGGCAGACCCGCCGCCGGCCTCCTCAACGGNNNGCAGGCGACACCGCAGGCGGGGCGGTGTCGTCCTGCCCCTCGTCGTCAACGTCTGAACCCGCCAAGGTGGACGCTGCGACGACCTCGAACGCCGTGTCCTGCCCCAGCAGCTGGGCGGCCACGTACTCATCCGTTTCGAGCTCGGCCCCCGCCGGGACCACCATGCTCGCACCGATGATGTCGTTCGACTTGTTGCGGAGACGCACCCCCGGCTGGCGCAAACCAGCCGAAGGCGCATCCATGTCACGGGCCGGCATCAGGGCGTGACGTTGTAGACGATCGAGGTATCGTCCTCGGACGTACCGCGGGCGTTGACGTTCTGGAAGTCCTGCCGCACGAACCCGACGACCACACGCTGGAAGGTCTCACGGTAGATGCTGTCATCGGTCTCGAGAGCGAGCGGGGTCCGCTGACCCATCACCCACTCGTTCCGGTTCACCGCGTAGGCGACCGTCTTGGTGGTGGTGATGGCGTCGTACACGCCGGAGGCGTTCAGGTCGGTGCGAATGTGCTCCGACACGATGATCGGCACGCCGTACAGGGCGCCGAGCTGGCCGTTGAGGATGGTGGCCTGCGGGCCGAACTTGTCGACGGTCACCACGTTCGTGTCGGTCACCAACGCGTAGTAGCTGGAGATCGGCACAATGAACGCCATGTCCATCGGGTTCAGGCCGTACTGGTCCATGTCGGCCCGGCGGGCGGCGAGCAGGGCCACGGTCAGCGCCGAACCGCCAGAGGCGGACGAGTTGGCCAGGCCACGCTTACGGAGCCCGTCCCACGCCGTGCGGGCGTCCGTGGTGGACGAACCGACATCGGAGTCGTGGTGGGTGCCGTCGGTGTCGCCGTCGAGGATCGCCTTCTCCTCAGCGTCCACGAACGCCTGGACGAGCTTGCGCTGCACGTACGGCAGAATCGCCAGCGCCGAGTCGGCCTCGAGGCTCTTGGAGAACAGCACCCGACCGCCGAAGATCTCGGCGTCGAACGTCGCCGCCCCGGTGCCGGGGGTGGACACGGTGACCTTGGTAGCGGTGTCGCCGGTCGGTTCGGCCACACGGTAGGCGGTGGCGTCCGCGCCCTCGAGCGGCCACTTCCACGGGTTGGTCGGCAGGTTGATCCGCTGGAACAGTCCGGCGACCTTGCCGGACGCACGGACCCGCTCGTGCAGCGAAGCACCGATACCGGTGGGGATCCAGTCGACGCCCTCGTTGGAGGTGTCGGTGTCCATGGCGCGGAGGACACGCTGCCAGCGGTCCTTGAACGCCGGGTGCTGACGGGCGACCTGGAAGCCCTCTTCGCCGGTGGTGGCCCGCTTGTCGATCAGCATGCCGAACACCTGCATGTCGGCGACGGTCTGCTGGAAGTTGCGGATCGCGACCCGGCGGGCCTCGGTGAACTCGCTGACACGGGGGGCGAGCACGACGTCCTTGTTGGCGTTGCGGACTTCGACCCGCTCCACCGACGCACGGGCGTTCATGTGGGGGACGACGTTGCCGAGGTTGTCGAGCGAACCGGCCCGGACCTCTTCGGCGGTGGCCCACAGCAGCTCGTCGAGCGCGTGGTCGGAGCCACGCTGCTCCGGGTCACGGCCGTGGGTGGGACGGTTGATGTTGAACCGGGCGATCTTCTCGGCCGAGTCGGCGGCATCCTTGCGGGTCCGCTCGATGTCGGAGATGCGCTGCTCGACCTCTGCGATGTCGCTGTCGAGCTTGGAACGGGAAGCCTTCAGCGCCTCGTAGGCGGCCTTCTCGTCGTCGTTCAGGTCGGACCGCTGCTCTGCGGCGGCGGTGTTGAGGATGGCCTCGAACTGCTCGTTGAGGCCGGAACGCTCGGCGAGCATGCCGGTCAGGCGCTCGCGGAGCAGGTCGAGGAAGTCCACGACAGCACTCCTGTTGTCACACGGAAACGGGTTTCTTGGTCCGCTTTCGGGTGGCTTCGGGTGCTGCCAGGTGGTGCCCGTCGTGCGGGTCCGGCGTGGACAGCGGCGCTCAGCCGGCGCGTCAGCTACCGGCAGTGTAACAGCACATCACCAGAACGGGTGCGCACGTCACCAGTGCTCGACGTGGGCGTACGGGTCGCCCTCGTCCTGATGGTTCGGCCAGAACGGACGCACCCCGTCGACCTGGAAGAACTCGGCCGCCTCGTGCCGCTC